TCAGCATAAGTTCACGCAACTTATACTGCGGCATAAATGTTTCTTTGATAAAATTAGCTTCTTCAAAACTAATAGGCAAGTCTATAGTCACACGACAATGCATTTTTTCACGTAACAGTTCGTCAGGACGATCAATGATTTGACTTAGTTTATAGGTTCTAAAAGTAGGCTGGTCAGTCCATGTACGATACTCTGGCTTTTCGCCCCACTCTAATAACATCATGCCACGATCATCATCACCTGCATCTGCATAATTATGAGGAAACGCATTACCAATGTAGCTGATGTTTCTACTGTGCTGGCGCTTGTGAAAGTGCCCAGTAAACACATGCTCTTGATTGGCAAAGTGCGGAGATTGCAACTGTCCGTGGTCTGGCATCTGTACCATGGCATTCATATAAAAGCTAGGTAGCTCTAAATGCCCAAACATGTATTTGCTTTTGATATTAGGAATATTTTTCCATTCATCGGCAACTAGCCAAGGCATAATAGTTACATCGCCTAGGGTCATAGTTTCTTTGATAGCAATCACGTTTGGAAACAGGCGCATAAACTCAACAGAATTAATTTCACGCTTGTCTTTGTAGAACAGATCATGATTGCCTAGAATAAAATATACCTTTTCAAAATTTTGACTTAATCGTTCTAAATTTGAAACGGTATAATTCATTGTGCTGACATCAGTGGTACTGCGATTATGATGCCAGTCGCCAAGGAAGATGCAGGTTTCTGCACCCTCCTTTTTTGCAGTTTCACAAAACCAAATTACGAAATCTTCGCAGTCTTGATTGTGTGTACGGCTTCCTGATTTAAGGCCGAAGTGTATATCGGTAAAACATGCAACTTTTTTAAATAGATTCATATGACTATTTTACAGGATTTTTTAAAGTAGATCAATCCCAATCACCGCCAACTTCACCAGATGAAACACCTGCGGTAGCAGTAACGCCTCCACCTCCACTGTTCTGCCTGGTCCAGCTAGGATTCATACCATTCATTTCAAGTATATCGTCTCGAATATTTTGATTTCGTTTTTCTATATTAATGATTCTAACAAACGAATTAGTAACAGCAGCGGTATAGTAAGCAAAAGGATTATCACTTTTGCTCTCATCAAATTGCAGACCAATTTGAGTAAGCTGAAGAATTGCCTGTCCCCGCATTTCGTCATTGTAAGTATATCCACGAACGTTTCCTCTGGTAGCATAACGCTCACAAAGTTTAATAAACATGCGAGCTAGGTTGTTGGTCATTTGTCCATGCTCCTTGTTAAACTCGCCTTTTTCTAAATCTCCCTTCCAATGACTTTTTCCTACTAGAATCAAGTTGTCATTTTCATCAAACTTCCAATGTTGAAAAGGTGGAAAGTTTACCTTGTCATGGCTGTCGGCAGTATTCTTTAAAGTTTTTTTACGACCGGGTGCTAACGGGATATGTTCAAAGGTCATAATGCGAAAAACCACATCAGTCTTTTTAATAGTTTTGTAGTCCACTTCAAATTCTTTTGCAGGAAGTTTTTTCCCTCCCAGGATAATAGCCTGCTCATGCGCCTGCTTGCCCATCCTAGTTGCTCTAGCACGTTTTGCGTCTGCTATTGTGCGGATGTTAACTTTAGCTAAGTTGGGCAAAATAATATCGTACTCGCTGTGTTCCGTCGCTAGGAACGTACAGTAGGTGTTTTTGCTTAGGTGAATTTCTCTTAGTAAATCTTTGTTAGTTAGGTACTTTATTTTAGGTGGCTGCGTTATTAACGTCATAGTTATAGGAATCTCCAAGTTATATAATAATAGCACATTTTTTTAATAATAAATAGTCTAAACGGAGTCTTTTTATGTCTTTATCGCTCAATCCATTTTCATCAGTTATCTCCTCAGCTACAAAAGCTGTTAGCTCTGTTACCAACGCTTTTGGAGGTGGACGTGGAGGTGGAATATCAACAGGAATGGCCGATTTAGAAAAAACAGTAGGCCGTTTAAGCGGATCTATCGGCTCTGCATTTAACGGAGCCAGCGTAGGTGGAATGCCCGACTTGGGGACAGCAATGAAAGGACTCGGTAATATTGCAGGAGGACTTTCAAATGCCGGCGGAGATATTGGTCGTGCTATCAATGGTCTAGGCATAGGGGGTGCTATTGGTTCAATCGGCAGTATTGCCGGCGCAGTATCGTCGGCCGCAGGACAACTGAACAATGTACTTAGCATTTTTAGGGGCAAGAACCTACCCAGTAGTGGCGAGCTATTTCAGTCTAGGGGATCCTTTGTTGAAGTACAATCTTCAAATGCCAGCGATTGGCGTGTTAGAGTTAACTGCAATTTTGGCCTGTTTGGTGAAGGAGCATTTCCTAGACTGCGTGACACCAACGGTGTAGTGTGGCCTTATTTGCCCAGCGTATCGATTGCCACCAAAGCAAATTACAGTACCATTGATCCTGTTCACAACAATTATCCTTTCCAGGCTTATAAAAACAGTTCTGTAGAAGATATAACTATTGCCGGCGAATTTAGCTGTGAAACTGAAACTGATGCTCAATACTGGATTGAAGCTACAACATTTTTTAAAGCAGCAACAAAAATGTTTTATGGCGCCAGCGACAACGTTGGCAACCCTCCAGTTATTTGTAATCTGTCAGGATACGGTCCAGCAGTATTAAACAGCGTACCTGTTATAATAAAAAGTTTTAGTGTTGACCTTCCTGAAGATGTTAACTACGTTAAATGTAATACAAATTTTGGCACATCGTGGGTACCTATTGTTAGTAAAATATCTATTACAGTTTCGCCAATATACAATAGAACACGTCTAAGACAATTTAGTCTTCAACAATATGTTGCTGGAGATATGAGCATGAAGGGTTATATCTAAAATGGCAAACGTTGAAAAGAAAATCAAATATAGAAAAACCAGTCCCTGGGTGAATACTAAACAAAATAAATTGTATTTGGAATTAATGACAGTTAGGCCAGTCCCGTCAGAAAAAACTGATTTCAGATATATCCTAGAAAATCAATATCGTCATCGTCCAGATTTATTAGCTTATGATCTTTATGGAGATCCTAAGCTGTGGTGGGTATTTGTTCAAAGAAATATGGATGTAATCAAAGATCCTATCTATGATTTTGAGCCAGGTATTGAAATTTATATTCCTAAAAAATCAAATTTACAAAATTATCTAGGTATCTAATATGTGGGATGACTTTGGATTCAGCGGCGATGTTAACAACGAAGATCCTGGAATATTGAATCTACGTAGGGGAGTGGCCACGGTAGCAACAAACTTATCAGAAGGCAATTTAACCAGCATCGAAATAGACACTGAGTTTGGAGATATTGACGGAGCAATACTAAAAAATAATTACTGGAACCTTACTGGCCTTGCAACTCCTTCTACTATAGACGGTCCCCCGTTTGAAAATATCTTAGAACAATTTGCATCGTATGCTCCGCTCTGGACATTGTGTTGTCTAAGTCCCGATCAATTTAATAATCCTTATTCATATAGAGGAATACCTGGAGCATTAGAAAATGTTGTATTTTCTAGTGCAGGTAGATATGACGATAAGAGAGCATCTACTATTGTAGGTGAACCAGAATATTATGTCAATAATTTTTCAATGGATATGACAACAGCAGCCACTGAAAAAGCTGGATCAACAAACATGATATCAATGTCCTTTGATGTTTATGAACCGTATTCAATGGGATATTTCCTTCATAGTTTACAGACCGCAGCTATTAATGCAGGATACCCTAATTATAACGGAACACCTTTTCTATTAAAATTAGAATTTGTTGGCCATAAAGATAATGGACAGATGTTTGGTAGTACAGATTCTTTAGAAAAGTATTTTGTTATTCAATTTAAAAAAGTTACATTTAGTACCAACGAAGGAGGCTCAAATTATAAATGCGAAGCAGTACCTTATCACCATACTGGATTTACCAATGTTGCCCAGCAAGTTGCAACAGATTTAAAACTGCGAGGTGAAGACATTAAAGAGATGTTAATATCGGGCGAGTCTAGTTTGTGTGTAACATTGAATAGGGCTCAAGAAGAATTAGTAAAAGGTGAAAAACAAACCACAGCTGATGAATATATTATAGTATTTCCTGAAAATTGGGCCGACCGTGTAGGATTACCTGGCGAGGAAACTGGTGGTAGATGGGTTGGAGGTGATGGAGACGAAGCAATGACTTGGGATCCTACTAAACCTATTTCTGCACCATTGGTGGGTCGCACAGGACAAAACAGTTTAGATTACGGAAACGGTCCTATTGGAACTAGCAAATTAGGCTTTGGACCTAGCAGTGGCGGCAACTATAATTTTGGTTTTGAAGCAGATGTTACAGACGAAGAAACTGGATTAATTAAAAGAGGTGAATTAAGAATTGACCCTAAACAAAGAGAGTTTCAGTTTAACAAAGGTGCAACTATTCAAAATATAATTCAAGAAGTTATATTAAGCAGTGAATATGCCAAAGATGCAATCGATCCTAGTAAAATGGATGAAGAAACTGGAAGGATTAGTTGGTTTAGAGTAGACGTACAAATAATAATTGGTAGTTTTGATACTATAAGAAATTGTAGACAACGAACTTACATTTTTAGAGTATTGCCTTTTAAAGTACATTCTAGTGTATTTAGAGCTCCAACAGCTAATCCTAAAGGATACCCTGCCTTAAACAAAATTATCGGCAAAGAATACAAATACATTTACACTGGACAAAACAACGATATTATAAAGTTTGATATACAGATCAATCAATTATTCCATCAGGGGCAAATGATAACAGAAGCAGAAAATAGCGGAGATGTAGCTAACAAACCACTTAATCAATCATACGAAGATCCTGATCAAAAGATGAAAAATGTCTCTACGGGCGATGTAGAAACAACTACAACTCCAGACGCTAGTCCGTCATACGGTGATTTTGCAATGACTAAAATTACCACCAAAGGCGGTCCCGGCGCTCAAACTGTAGCAAGGCGTGTTGCCGAAGTGCTTAAAAATAAAATTTTAAAACAAGGCACCGGCGACATGACAAAAATAAATTTAGAAATTATTGGCGATCCTTACTGGATAAGCGATAGCGGAATGGGAAATTACCTAGGAGACATCTACGACGGCCCTAATGCCGGCGGTGTTGATGCTATGAGAGATGCTGCCGGTAGTTTAAATTATCAAGGCACTGATACTTACATTAGAATAATTTTTAGAACTCCAGTAGAACCTAATCTAGGAACTAGTGGACAAGGCGGTCTTTATAATTTCCCCCCAGGTGAAAAAATTAATCCCTACAGCGGAATTTATAAAGTTATCAAATGTAACAACAAATTCAGCGACGGGAAATTTATACAGACATTAGAAGCTACACGCATGCCAAATCAACCATGGGACTATGATCCATATAAAGGGGCGAGCAAGAACCCGTATGGGATTGATATATCACAAGAAGACACTATTGACCTTTCTCCTAATGGCGAAATGTCTAATGATGTTGATTACAGTGATTTATTTGGTATAGATGCTGGCGGTTTAGGCCCCGGATATACAGATGAAGAAATTGCACAGAACAATGCTGACCTTGGTGATTGGGATGGATAAAAAATGGCACAAGTAAAAAGAGAATCAGCAAACGCCGCATCAGACATATCTGGCGGCCCGTTTTTAGCTAAAGTTGTAGGGCATTTAGATCCTAGCTTTATGGGTGGCCTAGAAGTTACATTATTAAAGAAAGATGGTAATAGTGTAGGCGATGGCGGACAAACTTACGGTGTTCGTTTTTCCTCACCATTCTTTGGTCAAACAGCGTTTGAATTCCAGGGTGAAAATAAAGACGATTTTAATGACAGCCAGAAAAGCTACGGTATGTGGTTTGTCCCGCCTGATGTTGGGGTAACTGTTATTGTGTTTTTCATAGACGGGGATCCCAGCCAAGGTTTTTGGATGGGCTGTGTCCCAGATAGATTTACTAATCACATGGTGCCTGCAATTGCTGGGTCGGATGCTGTGGAATTTGCAGAAGGTGATGCGGAGTATTATGATGTTGATAATGTTCCAGTAGCAGAAATAAATCGTAGAGCTAACGACCTTGAAGAAGGCATGGAAATAGATAAAATTCCTAAAGCAGTTCATCCTTTTACTGACCACCTAAGAGAAGAAGGCCTGCTTGCAGACGATGTCAGAGGAGTTTCAAAGAGTACAGCTCGTAGAAATGTTCCTAGTAGTGTTTATGGAATTTCAACACCCGGCCCGCTCGATCGTAGAGACGGTGCTAAAAAATCTTTTATTGGCAAAGTACAAAGTCAAAGTCCGACACCTGTTCCTGTAAGTCGTCTAGGTGGTACACAATTTGTTATGGATGACGGTGATGACCGTTATCAGCGCAGAACTAATGCCAGTGAAGGTGGATACGATTATGCAGACACACTAGGAGGTGATAGCGGTGAACCTGCTATTCCTAAAGATGAATATGTAAGACTGCGTACACGAACAGGGCATCAAATTTTAATGCATTCTAGTGAAGATTTAATTTACATAGGCAACAGTAGAGGAACTAGTTGGATTGAAATGTCCAGTGATGGAAAGATTGATATTTTTGCAGAAGATAGTGTTAGTATACACACCAAACAAGATTTTAATTTCTATGCCGATCGTGATTTTAATTTAGAAGCTGGCAGAAATATCAACATGAAAGCATCTGCTGTACATGAAACAGGAGGCGGCAACTTTCGTGTAGACACAGAAGCTAATACTAGATTTTTTGTCAAAGGCGATACAAAAATTACCACAGAAGGTGAAGTTCATATTGCTACACTTATGAGCAATCATATAACTTCTTCAATGGACAATAATTTTAAAAGCATATTGTCAACTTATATTCAGTCGAGTACAGATACTCATTTAAAAGCTGGAACTAGTATTAACATTCAGTCTGATACAAGCATGGATATTAAGTCGGGTGATGCGATGCAGGTAACAGCAGGAGGCGACGGAAGCTGGGGAGCTGCCAATTTAACATTCACCGGTGGCGCCATTAACCTAAACGGACCCGAAGCAGCAGACGCAGCAGAAGCCACAAAATCAACCGCAGCCACTCCTACACTAGCACTAGGCATTACAGGAAATATAGTAATAAATCCAAATCAAGCAGAATGGATCAGTGATAGGTACGATACGTATACTCCGTTAGACAGCATTATGTTTAGAATACCCATGCATGAGCCTTGGCCTAATCATGAAAATTTAGATCCACTTTCTTGGAAACCCGATCTAACAGATAGAGAGCAAGCTGGCGGCGGCGAAGACGGTCTAGCAGCAGGTGGCGATGCTGGTGGCGATCCACCACCAGAAGGAGCATAAAATATGGCAAAATTATATAATCAACAATCAGTGGCAACTAACAAGGCCACTACAGCACAGACTAGTTCTAGCTTTACCTATAGAGGATTTAGTTCCAATGAAGTAAAAAACAACTTTAAACTCTACGATATTAATCTAGTCAAACGAGATTTAATGAATCATTTTTATATTCGAAAAGGTGAAAAATTAGAAAATCCTAATTTTGGAACTATTATTTGGGACATGCTGTTTGAAAATTTCACACCCGAAATTAAAAAAATGATCACAGATGATGTGCAACAAATTATTAATTACGATCCAAGAGTTAAGGTTAATGCATTGACTATTGATACTACAGATATGGGAATCCGCATACAAGCAGATGTGGTTTATTTGCCCTTTAACATCAATGAGCGCATGACTTTTGACTTTGATAAAAAGAATAATATTGTTAACTGACCACTTTATTTTTTAGGGTAAATATGATATCAGGGCGTTAAAATGACAACTACTACAAGACAAACAAATTTAATTATCAATCAGGATTGGACAAGGATCTATCAGACCTTTAAAA